TTGGCGATCGGCCGTTCTGCCGCGTGCAGCCGCTCCCTCAGGAGGCGGGTTCCTTGGTCGAGCGCTTCCCAGATGAAGGCTTCAGGGCACCAGGCGAATCGCTCGCGGGCGAAGGCGGGGTTGTGGGGCCAGAGATCGTGCAGGCGCCAGAAGATTGCACCCCAGTCGGTTGGGGCAGGTTTGGCTTTCCCAGGCTGTCGGCCATCAGTTGCAGGGTGGCCTTGGGATCAGCCGGTGCCGCGCCGCCGCGTTGCTCGCGCAGCATGAAGCTGTAGATGGCGTTGCGCAGACCCTCGGTGAGGTTGCGGGTGTCGTCGTCGGTCCACTTGGCGCAGTCGGGATCCACCTTGCCCAGCCGGTAGACGATCGCGGCGGTGACCAGCCGGGTGACTTGGGCCTCGTTCTGGGCGCTGAGGCGGTTGTCAATGTCGCGGATCAGGCGGTGCTCCCGCTGCCGGATGGCGTCCTCCAGGGGCTCCAGCACCACCGGGATGCCGATGTGCTTGGCCATCAGGCGGGCCGCCACAAGGTTCGCCGTGGCCTCGGGCAGGTCGTCTGCCTCGCGGATGATGCTTGCTAGGCGGTGGGTCTGCTCGTTCACCGTGCTCTGGTAGTCGATTTCATCGAGCAGGATGCGCTCCCCCACCAACAGGGCATTGAACACCGGGAACTGGAGGATGCCCGTGCTCTCATCCCCCACCTGTTCGACCTTGACTTCCGGGGCGGTGACAAAGGGAAGTGGCACGGTGCTGCGGTTGTGTTTTCCCAGCTTGCCGTAGTGGCTTAGGGAAGCGCAATGGCTTATGATGCGGGGGCCGGGTGGCCCTTGCGGGGTCCATCTGCGGGGGGCGTCCCACCTGGCACCCATTCACCACCACTGACCGACTGACCATGAGTAAAACAGTCAAAGTCCGTATTGCCGTTTCAGTTGACTGCAATGGCGACTGGTCATCAGCAGGTTGGAGCAGCACCGATTCTACCGATTCTGAAAATTTTCACAGCTACACAATCGACTCGTTGGAGCCGGGTGAGAACCGTTACTGGCTAGAAGCAGAGCTAGAGGTTCCCGAAACCAAAACCATCACCGCTCAAGTCAGCCAGCTACCGCAGGCAGGCTAAGATCGCCGCCCTTCCCCTGGCACCCATTCACCACCACCGACCGACCATGGGACAAGCAAAGCAGCCCCCGACAAGATTTGCTGTACGCATGTCATACGCACTTGCAGCAGACTTTGAAGAACTTGAGCAAGAGCATGGCCTTTCACGAGGTGAAATCTTTCGCCGTGCTATAGCTCTTTACAAACTGGCAAAGCAGAACGAAATCAATCGCGGAAACTTCATCCTGCGCAGTTCAGACGGCGGCCTGCGCGTGGTGGTAGGCATCTAGCGCTCTGCATCACGACCCAGCCACCGCCCTCAGGATCCGCTGCTGTAGCCTCTGCCCCAGCGGGAACACCGGGATCCCCGGTGCCTGCACGGTGCCCCTCACCGCATCAGTCCATGGCCTGGCCGGGAGGATCGTGCCATTGCGCAGGCGGGCCCCCTGATGCACGGCTGTGGCGTACTGGGCGCTCCAGCGGGCTTCCATCGAATAGGCGTCAGGGAAGGTGTAGGTGCCGCTTTGCCGCAGGGTGCCGATGTCCACGATGTTGCGCGGGCTCCCAACGACCCCCACGCGGCGCTTCGTTTCCCGTGGCCAGTTCCAGGCCGAGGGGTTAAACGATGCCTGGTACCGCCCGAACAGCTCGGCAAAGGTATTGCGGGTGATCTCCTGCAGCTTCCCGTTCAGCTCCCCCGGACCGGGGCCTGTAACGGTGGTTTCGACGCGGATGCTCATGGTTCAGATCGCGGTGGACAGAGCAGCCCGGAACTTGTCCCCCAGGGCCTCGCGTAGCTCGATCCCGATACCGCCCACACCGAAGGGCTGGCTCAGCTCCAGGATCCTTATTTGCCCCTGCTCAGCACCATCGGCCAGGGTGGGCAGCACGGTGAGGTCAGTGAGCACCGCTTCCCCCGTCGCCCCCGGCAGCATCCCAGCGGGCCTGTAGCCCGTCTCATCCCAGCTCAGAGAAGCACCGGCTACCAGCCAACTTGCGGAGCCCAGCAGCGCCCAGCGGGTGATGTAGCCCTCCAGGATCAACGACCCTGCCTTTACCCCCGGCAGGTCCTGCTCACTGCGGCCCTGGCTCTTAGCGAACGCCTCGACCACCACCGCAGGGCCAGCAGCAGGCACCCCCGCACGAAAGCTGGTGATCGTCCCCGGCGGTGCCCAGAGCATCCGCAGGTTGGCGTAGGGGGCGAAGTCGGTGGCCATCAGCTACGCACCAGCATCGCCATGCCGCTGCCGCCGCCCACGACCGGTTGGATCCCCAGCGTCTGGAATATCCGCCCTTTTAAGTCGGCCAAACGTCCGCCGAGCACGGCGCCGGCCGTCCCACCAGCGCCGCCCGATTCGTACTTGACCCGCAGCAGGCTGGTGTCCCACTCCAACACGTCGGCCTTCTTCTTCAGGTCGTCGCGACTGAGGGTCTTGCCAGGGGTTGGGCCTTCGTAGCTCGCTGCATTGTTGAGGTGTGCCTTGCCGCTCTCCACCTGATCCGCGTAGTCCGCCTCCAGGTTCTCGATCTCGTCGATCCATCGTTGCACCTGCACAACAGCAGCAGTGGAGGTGATTGCCACCCGGTTGAGGATCGAGGTCAGTTCGGTCAGGTTTGTTACCGACAGGGGCCAGCCCGCATAGCCACGGATCAGCTCGCGATCATCCCGTGGGGTAATCCGCCACAAACTGTTGAGGATGGGGATAGCCATGGCGCCGCACGATCTGGCTCAGGTTTCCGGGAAAGCTCAGCTAGTGATCGGGTTCCCCGTGTACAACGACAAGGCAGGCAAGGGCATGGCCATGGGCAAGGCAGGCAAGGGCACTGCCAAGGGTCAGAAGCCCGCGATGGCGAAGAAGGGCAAGCCAGCAAAGGGCGGCATGAAGGCGAAGTGATCAGGCTTGGGCTAGCCAGCTCCTGATCCGCTCCTCTCTCGCGGCTGTATGGAACGGCTGCGCGTGATACCAGGCCCACACGTCACAGTGGTTCTTTGACACGTTGCACTCTGCGCAGGCCGGGACAAGGTTGCCCCTAACGGTCATCCCGCCGTTGGCCTTTGCCGTCACGTGGTCGAGCGTTACCTTCTCGGGCTCGCATCCGCAGTAGGCGCAGGCACCGTCCCATGAATTGATGATCTCCCTCCTGAAGCTATTTTTGGTGACACGTTTGGGAACAAGCTGCGATCCTTCAATCCGATAGGACACGTGTTACTCGGTGAAGACCGGGAATGAACCAACGAAACCCATATGGCTGTGCAGGAAGCGCATCCCCTGCTGCGGTCGCTCGGGCCTATATCCCTGGCGGTGCCCATACGGGGCGCAACCAGGAAGGCTGCCGTTGCCGGTAGCCCTACCAAAGCTGAGGGTGTGGAAGTGACCGTGGAAGGTGTTATCGGCTGGGATGCTCTGGTCGAGGTTCTTCACATGCTTGTCCACGTTCCAGAGTGGGCCAGCGGCGCCACCGTTGTATTTTACCGAATCGCCATGAAAGAACCTGATCCGCTTGTCATATAGATCCAGGTAAAGGCAGTCGGCATCAGCGATCTGCCACACTAGGCGCGGCTGGTCCCTGTAGTGGCGCCTAAGGTTGTGATACATCAAATGGGCAAAGCTGTTCTCCGTAGCGTTGCTCTGCTGCTTCTTGGTGGTCCGGTCATGGTTGCCCACGTTGCAGGGCACCATGATCCGCTCTAGATCGGAATGAGCCAGCAGGTAATCAAAGCCTCGCACCAGGGCTAACTGACACCGCACGATCTGCTGCGTGGTGGTGAGGGTTTGATTCTGCACGGCGTCGTTGTGCAGCTCCCCCTCGATCATGTCGCCGCCGAGCCAGACCACACCCTCACGGATGGTCATCGTATTGCGCTGGCCGTTGATGATCTTGAGGGCATTGCGAAACACCGCATCGAGCCGATCATCAAAGATGTCAGGGTTGAACTCGTTGAGTTCATTCACCGCTGATGGCTTTACAACCAGGCCGCAGTGGATGTCGCTGATCATCAGGATCGGCGCCGCTTCCTCCTTCTCGGGATCCTCCGGCACGGTGATCGTGCCCTGATCGAAAATGTCTCGAATCTCCAGGGCCGTGGTCAGCGCATCCTGCACCCTTTCCAGCTTGGCCAGGGCCCGCTCTGCTGCAGCCTTGGCGTCCCTTGTTTCCGCCCTGAGCCTGCGGGCATCGAGTTGAAGCGCCAGCAGTTCATCGGACGTGTCCGACCGTTTGCCTTTCGGGCACATCCCCGGAGCGCAGAATGGTCGCCGCTGGCCACCATCCTCCTGCCATTCAATGGCGCTTTCCTCAATCCATGCCCTGCAGGTGCTGTGGCGGCGGCATTGGAATGTACGCTCAGCCATGGTTCAGGCCAGCCTCTGCAGCCACACCCGAGCGCCAGTGCCGATAGACCGCTCCAGCATGGAGCAGACCTTGTCCCCGGTCTTGGCTGGCAGGTTAAGGGCCACATCACGAAGCACTTGGCGGGTGGCCTCCTCATCCCTGGCGCAGACCGTGGCGTGGAGGGTGAGGAACGCCCTGAGGTCGGGAGGCATGGCTCGGCGTTTCGTTTCCCTAGCTTGCCGTGCTGGCTTAGGAAACCGCAATGGCTTAGGATGGGCGAACTGGAGGGTTCCCTGTCCAGCGCAGGGACCGACCTGCCTCCGGCGCCCCTTACCACCACCACCGATGACCGACCCCCGCCTCATTGCCCTGTCTTCCAATCCAGGACAGGTTGAACCCGGCCCATTTTCAGAGCACGATCTACGCGAGCAGTGGAACGCGCAGGCTGACGACTTCAACCAATGGGAATCGCTGGATTCCTCCGAGCAGTTGGCATGGGCCCAGACCCGCGCTATTGCCGCCCAAGCCGCAGCCCAGGCAGAAGGGCCGAGCCTTGACGATGTTGCCGAGCTGTGCAAAGAGTTTGGGTTTGTACCAGGCAGCAACGGCGCATTGCTTGATGCTGATGTCTTCCGTGCACCACCACTTAGCCCTCTTTCAACCCTGCACGACATGATCACCGCTGCCATCACCCGCTGGCCTGCTCCGGTTGCTCAGCCCGCCGCTCAGCCAGTAAACCTAGCCGAGCTGCACGATCCCGACTTCTCCGGCGGCCTGACGCCAAGCCAGCACCTAGACGTGCTGCACGGTGGGCCGGATCCTCGGGCTGCTGCCACGGCCTCGCCTGGGCTTCCTCCCCGCGTAGGCCACATCCTGCGGTTGGCCGCGATCATCAGGAAAGTGGATGGCAGCCACGACCTAGGCGCTGCTGCGCTGGCTGAGGCGATCCTGGCGCATCCTGGGTTCAGCGGCTGCCACGATGGGCCCGTGGCCCTGCCAGCGCAGGGGGAGGTAGCTGAACTGGTGGCAGTGCTGGAAGCTGACGCGGAGTGCGTGGCAGCCGAGCAACCTGATCTGATGCAGTTGACCGACAAGCAGCTTACCCGCATCGCCGAACTCTTGAAGGGTGTCCCCCATGCTTGACGCCAACACCCCCGCCTTCCGCGAGCGGTACCCCAACGGCGCCATCGTCTACGACCGCACCGGGCGCCAGTTGCGCGGCGTGGTGGCCTGCAACCCAGAGACGGGGGAAGTGATCACCTGCGACATGGGGTGGATCGCCAAGGCTTGGCTGAGGGTACTGTGGACCAAGGATCCATTCAGCCATGCTTACCGTTGGCGCCTGGGCCGGCTGCGGTTTCCATCAAGACTGCCCCGCTACGAGGTCGTAAGTGGCGAGATCCTGCGCCGCCACGGCTTCCACCCCGCCCCGCTGACGATTGAGCCCCGCCAGTGGCTTCACATCGGGTTTGACAACCACTGAGCCCCGTTTTGTCAACCACATTGTCAACCACCACCACTATGGACACCCCGGCATTCCCTACAACTACTGAAGTTTTACTGCTCAATGGTCCTTATGACGGTAAAAAGGTAAGCATATCCGGTCGTCCTTACGAGTACTGGGTGCCGATTGATCTTCCATTATTATTTGAAATCGACCCCTTGTATGAACGCAAGCCTCGGTGGGTGGCAATCTACACAAGGGTAACGGACAAAAATCAGTATCAATACCTGGAAACACGTCGAGATTGATCCCGCTTCAGATCACCCCCTAGCCGCCGCCCGCCGCGCCGCCAGCTCCCCTATCGCCTCGCTGAACGTCCGCCCACCTGCCGGAGCATCCAACGGCGCCGATGGCTGCAGGCTGCGCGTGCGATCGGGGAATAGGTATCGCTCGCTGGCTGTTGGTGCGGTCAGCGCCCGCTGCAGCAGCCCCCTCGCTCGTTCCTCGCTGATCCCCTCCGCTTTGGCCAGGGCCCTGACCCCTGCCGCCTGCTCCTCCCGCCAGAACTCACCATCGAGCAGGGTGTCACGAATCACCGCATCCTCTTCCAGCACCTCATTAGCAGGCACCGGAACCGGTGTGCAGCGGCACTGCGGGTGGGCAGGGATCACCACCTGATCGGCCGGGAATATCTGGCCATGGCGGCTCAGGCAATACCGACAGGCCCGCTCATCGGTGGCAGCGACCCACCGGATGAAGGCGTAGCCCTCCTTCAGGTTATGGTCTATGGCGCCCTTCACGTAGGCATTGGCCAGCTCGCTGCGAGCGATCACCTCAGCACGCTGCCGCAGCCCCATTCGGGCCGTCTTGCCCGTGGGGTCGGTTGTGCCCTCCAGTGCCCCAACGATCTGCCGCTCCAGCCGCTTGGAGCCCCAGCCACGCGCCACACCCTCGCTGACGATTTGGGCGATCTGATCACGGAACCGGGCGGCTTCGCCTTCCATGAAGGCGGTGGCGGCTTGCGTGGCTGCACGGATGGCTAGGGGGTTAGCCCCGGCGAACTGGGCGCTGGCGCCGGTCACGATCCCCTGCAGCGCCGCAGCCGCCTCCCCACCAACTGATAGGGCCTCGACCAGATCGGTGGTGAATGAACGCTGCCAGGCTGCGATCTCCTCTGGCGGCAGGAACTGTTGAGCATCCCGCAGGATCGCCCTGTACTTGGCGGTGGCTTCGGCGGAGCTGTAGGCACCGGGGGCACGGATCGGGTTGCCCTCGGGGTCCAGCGCCTCGGGACCTACGGCATTCAGGTAGGCGCTGTAATGCCGCTTCAGGTCACCTAGGACGCGATCCAGGGCGGTGCGGAGCATGGAAGTGGTGTTGGCCACCATCCGCCCTTCCAGCTCGTCAAGGATGGCGGCGTAGCTGTCTACGCTGCTGATAATGCGGTCGCCCTGGGCCATGGGTTAGTCACTTACTGGCGTCGACTGAGGCCAGCACTTCACATCCCAGTTGCATTGGATAACATTATTCTTGGGATAATCGCTATGCCAGCACCTCAGCGCATAGGCTTCGGTTGGGTTTTCAGCCGTGATCGCCATAGTGCCATCGGCAAGGATTTCAGCCTTCATCAACTTCCTCCTCATCGTCGGAATCGTCATCAAAGCTGGCGAGCACCAGCTCCTGCTTAGCCAGTTCCAGTACACCGATCACCTCAAAGGTGCTGCACAGCGACTGTGAGATGTTGAGGCTGATCTGTTCGTAAAGCTGTTCCGCACCCATAGGGCCTCCTGGTTACGGCTTAGCTTTCCGCCGTCGGCTGCGACTCATCCACTGGCGTGGTCAGATCCAGCGGCGTGGTCGTGTCGTTTCGCCCTGGTGTGGGTGCCCCCAGTGTCGGCCGCTCGCGCCGGATCCGCTCCATCTCATCTTCCACGCTTGTGGTTGCCCGGTTGAAGCCGCCCGTTTGTAGGGCCTCCACGGCGCTCTCCTGGCTGATCAGCTCAACACCACCGGCCAGGCGCTGCAATGCTTCGGCACCCTGAGCATTCAGCGGTTCAGCAAACGCATTTTCATCCATCGTCAGGCCAGCGCCTACCGCAAGATCCTCCCCGGTGTAAAGGCACCAGATCGTTAGGATGGACTGCATCACCGACCGTTTGCGCTCACCCATCGCCTTAATGCTTACCTGCACCCGGCCGCCCTCTAACTGAGCCTGCGTGGCGGTCTTCATCATCTTGCTATCGCCGCTGAGGAAGCCCAGCAGTTGCTGATTGATCAGCTCCTCCACTTCCTTGATTTGGGCCCGCTGCTCAGCCAGCGAGCTTCCATCAGGCTCGGCGAACTTGAAGTCCCCATCCTTGTCCACGTCAATGAACGAGTTAGGGCCGATCACGCAAGGTCTGGGGGCTTGGCCTGGCTGCGGGGGGGGTTCGCCCTTGCGCACCGCTACAGGCATGGCGCACTTGTGGGTCTTCTCCTTCAGGTCCGAGCGCATCTGGTAGTGCTCGATGCAATGCTCCACCACCTGTCGCAACGGCAGCCCACCCTTACCGAACCCTGCCTTCTCAGCGGGATACCAAACCACCGGGCAGATCGTCAGCGGCTGCTGCCTGGAATCCAGGTACTGGCCCTGATCATCCACCTCCAGGCTCAGGCTGCCATCAGCCCGCTTGGTCAATTTGTATAGCGTCCACTTGCCCGGTTCGATCACCCGGTAACGCTCCTCATACTTCACCCCGAAGTCCCCGGTGTCATCGTCCACCTCGGCCCATTCCAGGAAGGTGCAGCGGGTTACCACCTCCACTGAATCCACGATCGCTGTTCGCCAGTTCAGGCAGGTTGAGCGGGTGCGGTTGACCAGATACGGGCGCCGCTTCAATGCCGCCTCGCTAGCCCCATCGGTGGGCTGACCATCGGGCATCTCAACAAGGATCGGCACCCCACCATCACGCAAACACAGCGCATCCACGGTCATCCAGAACGCCTGCAGGCTGTTGCCTTCTAGGTCTACGTTGTCCTGGCTCTTCTCAAAGCTGGCCGGAGGATCTTTCAGCTCACTGCGGGATAGCACCCCCGCGAAGGCTTCGATACCAGCCCTGAAGAAATCTGCAAACACCGCACGACCCAACCGGCCGGTGTAAGCGCCTTCAGGTTCTGCTGGCTCTTTCGGCAGGTACTTCTTTTTCGTCTCCTCATCCTTCAGGCAATACCACGCATCAAAGGCACGCTGTAGGTCATTGGCGTGTTCCCGCAGGATCGGATGCTGAAAACTTGGCAGCTTCGGGTCGGTTCCAGGATGCTCAGACTTCACTGCTGCCCGTACCCTTGACCTGCTGCTTGAGCTTTCCGCCTAGAGCTTCACGGCCTTCGGATGGGGCTTGCGGCGAGGGCTGAATAGCGACGGCTGCACCACCTCGACTGGTGCGGGCCTGGGCTGACGGGGGCGCCGCTCACGGGGCACAGGTGCCACCGTGGGCACGTCAAGGCCCAGAAGCCCCTGGCGGAACTGCACAAGGGTACGGCCACGCAGTTGGCTCTTCAGGCGGTTGTGGAACTGGATCATCGGCCCCGAGGGGTAGGGACGTTTGAAGGGATCGGCTGCCCAGCGCTCCAGGAGGCCACGATCAGCGGGGCGCAGGTTGGCGAAGGAGGCCTCGGTCAGGGCATAGAGGGCGGCGGCGATTGCCGCCTCTGCTGCCTCCGGCTGGTGCTGGCTAAACAGGGTCAGCTCATCCTCCAGTTCGATGGTGCCGACCATGCCGCCGAGCATTTCGGTGATCTCCTCCTGCGTGAACACCGGCAGGGCCTCGACAACCTGGGCGAGCGTCTGCCCCTCGGCCAGCATCCGGCGAACACGGGGATAATGCTCGCGCCACTTGCTGGGCATCTTCACGTCATAGCCGTGGTCCCTGATGTGGTGTTTGATGGCCCCCTCGATAAACGCGCAAACGCAGGAGCTGAGCGCATAGGGGCGATCTGTGGCGGGGTTGATCCTGTGCGGGTCGTACCGGCGGCAGCCATTGATCAGCCCCTCTAGCGCTGGGCCGATGAAGTCTTCATAGGGCCTGCTGCAGCGTCGGGACCACTTCGCAGCAGCCGCCTCAGCCAGCCCCTGGTTCTCCACGATCAGCCGCTCAGATAGCTCTGTGCGGGGTGATGCTCCAGGTTTGGTGGGCTGCTCTAGCGGCTGTCCCTGACGAACACTTCGCCGCCGTCTAGCAGTAGGGTTTGCCCCTCGCCCTGGTGGAGCTTGACCTTGGGTGATGCTGGGCTCCAGCTCCCCCCGAAGCGGAACACCTCCAGGAAGCTCCCCTGGCAGGTCTGCCTGAGCCTCCAGGTTCCGGCTACAGGCTTGCCCCGCAGTTGCGTTAGCGGCGCCTTCGGGAGGGTTAGGGAGGGCATTGGTGGGTTGTGGTTTGGGAAGGGTGGTGGTCATGGCTTCAGCCGTTCGTCCTCAAAGATCAGCCGTCGAAGGTCGGCTAGGTGGGCCTGCGTGGCAGCCATTGCGCCAGCGGACCCGGTGCCTTCAGTGGGGCGAATGCCGCATTGCCATAACTGATCCATCAAGGACTGAGCCTCTGAATCATTCAACTCAAACTGTGGCTCAACAGGCTCGGTTAGCTCAACCGGCCTGAAGGTAAGCGGTTCGGCTACAAATATCCTACCGCCTTGACTTTCTGAGATCAAAACCTGCAGGCAGGCACTCCATGGCCCCCTTGCCACTCGGATTGTTGGAATGAATGGACTGGTGTTCATGGGTTCGGTGAGTTGGTGGGTGCTCATTCGCCTTCCTGTTCAGAATCCGTCAGGTCAAAAGTTTTGGAGCCCATCAAAAGTGCAGCTGAATGAAGCACGCCAGAGGCGTGTATTGCAGAAAGCTCAGTGTTTTCGCATTCTTTAAGGATCCTTTTCATTAAGTCTATTTCGGGATCCACGTCAGCATCTTGTATAGCCCTTGCTGTCTGCAGCGACAAAGGGATCCTCAGTCTCCAGTACCCATTTGTTCGCTCCTGCCATTCCCCGACGCGGATACTGCGTCCGTCGTCGGTCTCGACTTCAATGAATCGGGGGCCTTCGGGTCCTGGCGGACCGTCAAAGATGATGTTGATCGCTGCAGGATCCATGGGTTCGGTGGGGTGATGGGATGGTGGGATGGTCTACAGGTGCCGATCAAAGCCGAACGTCTAACCTGGCGGAATACCTTTGCGGGCCGCCATAAATAAAAGCTATATCCAAGTCAACCGATTCAACCCTAAGGCCAGTTTGCTCTGAGAAGCGGTTAAGTATGTCAGAGATCGCCCCGGCAGTTGTGTCCTTCAGAAGGTTTAACTCTTCCAGGGTTAGATCATTGGCGGTCTTAAGGGTGTGGTCGGTGGGTTCGGTGTTCATGGGTTTAGTGGGTTCGGTGTTCATCGGAAGCCGGGGATGGGTGACCGCCGCCGGGGTGGTGGGGGCTCCGGCTGCTGCTGCGGTAGGCCGTGGCCGTAGGTGGCGGTGCTCACCCGCATCGGGCCGCCGGGTCCGTAGCCCAGATCTGCAGCAAAGATGCGATGCAGCGGGTAACCCACGGCATCATTGGGATGGTCGTAGCCAGTCTTTTTGTCCGGTTCGCCTTGCTCGTTGTAGGGCTGTCGCTCTAGGGCCTCGATCAGCCGTGGGCACTCTGGGCTGATCCAGAATCGCGTTTCCCCCTTGGCGTTCAGCAGCAGGGCCTGCACCACGTTCACCCGATCGCGTACCGGGGGATTGGCATCAGGGGCGTAGTTGATAAAGCCGTATGACTTAAGGATGCCGATGTCCGACAGGCTGGCATTGGTGCTGCGGTTGGCGCCGCTGGCATCGGGATAGGCCCAGATCAAACGCTCGGGGAATCGTTCGCGGACCTTGCGGCATAAGTCATCGGTGTCATGGGCGCCCATGATCTCGGCGAAAGCGTGGGCAATGCCTTTGCGCACCACTAGCAAGATGCCCGACATGTTGCCTACGTTGAAGTCAATGCCGATCAGGATCTGATCAGTGTTCCGCAGCCCATCGGGCAGGGGCCTGACGTGGTGATCACGACTGAAGCGGTCGTAAACCTGGCCACTCTTCAGGTTGATGTAGATGCCCTCCATGTAGGCCTTGAGCATGTTGCTGGTGTATCGGGTGCGCAGGTTGTCCAGGTAAGACTCGGGCAGATGCGGGTTGTCCTGGGTGCGCATCCTGATCAGCCTCTTGCCAGGATCGGCCTGAGCTTCAACGGTGCCAAAGGTCTTGTAATGCCAGACGAATCCTTCGGGGGTGGAGAGGAAGACAAGCTGGCTGACATGGCCAACCCGGATCCGGCCGAGGATCTTCTCGTAGCCCCGTGCGGCAATCTGCTCCTGAACGGTGTCCACCTCGTCAACAAGGGCCCATGCCCAGTCGGGGCCAACGATGCGTTTGAAGTTCTCGAAGCTGCGGGCTAGTACGGGCGTATCACCATCGGGCAGGTGGAGGATGTGCTCGGGTAGTGGTGATGCGCGGAAGGTGTAGGGGATGCTGTAGTGATCAAGGAAGGCATCAAACTTCCTGATCCAGATGTCCCGCAACATGGGACCGGTAGGCTCCAGCACGCAGCCGATGAAGCCCTGGTTCAGTACCGCAAGCTGAAAGGCTTTGGCACACGCGCCAAGAGTCTTGCCTGCTCCGTAGCCAGCGGCAACACCGATCTCGCGGGTGGTGGTGTCGTCGAATAGCTGCACCTGGCCGCCGTGGAGGTCGTCGCGGATACTTGCGAGGGTGGCGGGGATGTCAAGGCACATGTGCGCCGCTGCGGTGCTTTCCAGCTCCAGTAGGGCGAGGCGCGAGGAGGGGTCAGGGGCGCGGATGGGGGTCATGCGACTAGGGCCTCCAGCAGGCTGCGCTGTTCGCTGCCAATGCACGCAGGCGATAGCCACAGCCGCTCCCGGCGGCCGTTTAGCCCGTTGGTGCTGTAGCCGGCTCCTCCTCCTGCCTTCCCCTCGGTGACGGTCCACCCGTGGGCCAGCAGTGCATCGTGCTCGGTGTCGTAGCCGCAGAGAATCACGCGCAGCTCACGCGGCGCCGTGGCACACCATTCGCGCACGGCCAGGCCCACATCGGCATCCACGTGGGCGTAGAGGTCGCCGGAGGTGGCATAAGGCGGATCCAGGAAGATCGCCCGCGTGCCATCGCCGCCGGTGCCGCTGCGGGTGACCGATGGCTTTACCACCCGCTTCCACGATCCGCAGGTGATGCGGACCCGGCGGAGACGATCAGCGAGCTGCCCCATGTACGCCTGAAGCTGGCCCTGCCCTGCATCCCCCAGGTGGGGCAGCTTGCGGTTCACGCCCTGCCCTGCATCCCCCAGGTGGGGCAGCTTGCGGAGATGGCCATCCACCACCCGCCACGGGCCAGGGCCGAAGGGGTCGCCGATGCCGCAGGCCACCACGTAGAGCCACCACCCAGCCGCATTGGCGTCATGCGCCTCGGGCTCACCCTCAAGCCATGCCACCAGGTCGGGTGTGCGGCGCTGCTGCAGCCAGGCCAGCCGAGCGTGATAGTCGATCTCAGCCACGGGCCCCCATGCGTGTCGGGCCACCTCAACAGGGCTGAGCTGAATGGCACGCCAGGTGTTTACCAGCCAGCCATCCGCATCGTTCAGGGTCTCAACCCGGCGGCCGGTGAATGCAGGCCGGGCCAGCAACACTGCAGCCGATCCGGCAAACGGCTCGACATAGCCAGCTGGATCGCCGAGGGCTTGCCAGATGCGGGCAGCTGCGCGTCGTTTGCCGCCAAAGTAAGGGAAGGGGGCGGCGAGCGTCATCCCACCGGCCCCACTCGATACACCGCCCAATAGGCGCCGGGCCCTGGGTGGTCCGTAACGTCAATCAACTGATGCTCACGTAATGCCGCAATCCGCCTGCTCACGGTGGACTGCGAACACTGCCACCGGGTCATCATCTCGGCAGTGGTGATCTCCGGGACAATGCCTGCCCGGATGCGCATATCCAGCCATTCGGCCAGCTCAAGGCAATCCAGTAGGGTGCTTTCACTCACATAGGGCCGTCGTGCCAGCAGGGTGCGGACGAGATCGGTCACGGCTCGCCCTCCACAGCTTGCGGAAGTGGCTCCATCCAAATGTCAGGTAGCCATTGCCAGTCGATACCAAGCCGGACGTTCTTTCCCGCTACTTCGTGCAAGGTGTCATTTGTGGTCCAGTGTCTGCCTAAATGAAGTGGCCACCACTTGACTTTTTGCCCGATCAACTTGCGGGCTTGGGCAGCTTTTGTGATCCGAGTTGCGTGGTCGTTCATCCTTCCCCCTCATCCGCCGGAGGCGTCCCGAGGCCACGGGCCTGGATCTGCAGCAGCACCCGCCGCTCATCGTCTGGGGTGAGCCCAGCAGAGGCAAGGGCATCCATCACGGTGGCGACGGTCTTGCGCTCTACGCGGCGATCGGCGGCAGCATCCGAGAAGTGATCACGCAGCCTGGGGTGATGCGTCAGGAGCCAAGATGCAGCCCAAGCGTTTGGCGGGTTGTCTTTCGAGCCCGATGCTGCTGTGCGAAGCCCGCCTAAAAGGTTTTTGCACTCTTCCGCATCAGCTAGAAAGATGGCAGCCCGAAACTTGTATTCAAGGCTGCCTTCGCCTTTGCTATCAGCGTTCCTGATCCAGGTGTGTGCGGTTGTTCGGCCAATGCCAAGCCGATCCGCGATCAGGGCGACAGGGAGGCCGTGAGCCGCTTCGATGCGTGCCGCTTTCACCAGTTCGGTGGTGAGCTTGGTTGGGCGTCCACCGGCTGACACAGGCTGTAGCAATGCTGCGGTCGCGCATAGTCTAAGCCATTACTGCCGTTTGGGAACGGCAACGGCTAACCACGCGATGAAGTGACCGTCACATCCCCGTTGTATCTTCCAACGTCGGCATAGGACGCCAGTGGGGTGGAGTCCATGCGCATGAACTTCATCTGCCCGATCCTGAGGCCTGGGTAGATGCCAACCCAGTGGAGCTGGCGGACGTTTTTCAGTTCTAGGGTGAGGCGTGAGCCGTTCCAGCCGGGGTCACACCATCCGGCTAGTAAGTGCTGCAGACCTTCGCGGGCGCGGGAGGACTTGAGCACGAACTGAGCGGCGATGCACTTAGGCAGGTTGAAGATGGGCTCCCCCTCTGCAAGCACGAACTGCCCCGGCACCATGCGGTAGGGGTCTTCTGCGGTGTGATGGGCCATGCAGTAGGGCACAAGGCCGGGCCCTTCGCTGGACTCGATCAAGATGTTCGAGCCCAGCCGCAGGTCCAGGCTTGCAGGGTTGACAAGGGCGGGGTCAAAGGGGGCGACCATGCCGGCTTCGCATAGGGCACGGATCTGGAAGTCAGCGAGGATCATCGGGGTTCGTAGATGGTGCGAGCTTGGTGCTGGGCGATCTGGCGAAGGTCCGTCCAGAACGGTGCTTCGTGGTCTGGGGGCAGGATCAGTGCCTCGGGGGCGCCGGAGGTGTTGCGCACCTTAAGGATGCGGAGGCCCCAGCCGGGTCGCTTGGAGGTGGTCATAGCGTGCGGTCTGGCTCGGTAAGAACTTCCCACCCGTGAGAGCGAACGCCTAAAGGATGGTTCTTGAGTGATCGCCCGTGCCAGCGGATCCGCCCAGATTTGCGCATGGCTTGCATCCGTGCGTCAACGGTCCGCCACTTGCCGCCAGCCAGATCAATCAGTGCTTGGTTGTTGGTTGCATGGCCGCAGGAGAACCGCAGAAAAGTGCAGATGGCGTCGTCGAGGATGGTGTGGTCAATCATTGCCCCTCCTGCACGGTTTGCACGGTTCCCTGCAGCTCGGCGCCGTACCAGGAACCATCCTGGCGCTTCCAGGTGTAGCGGGGCATGTCGGGGAAACATTCAGGCATTGGATTCCTCAAGGGGTGGGGTGAGGGTGCTCATCGGGTGTACGCGCAGGGTGCCCAGTAGCCGGGGAGAGATCCAGATCGGGCTGGGATCCATACCCAGCGAGGCAACTGGATTGGTGTTGCCGCTGCTGTGGCTTGGTAGGTGTTTTGCTGGCTCACGCCTCCCCCTCCCCGGCCTG